GCTGCCCTCACTCAGGAACAGACTAGTTTTATTCACTGTTAAATAGCATTGTGTCGGCGTTATTGTTGCTGCGCTATTGTGTGAATAGTAGGTGTGTTTTTGTTGTCTTGTTAGTGGTTGTATTATTTGCGGTATGAAGGATAAAAAAGGAAAACTCACAGACCGCCAGCGATTGTTCTGCTACGAAGTCGTTGGTAAGCGACAATCCTTGGCCGACGCCTACAGAGCGGTTTATTCGACTGATGGTTGGACTGATAACGCGATAAGAGTAGAGGCGAGTAGGACAATGGCGTTACCTAATGTTTCCCTAATGTGTGAAAAGCTAAAGGGGGACTTTGACAAACTCCGCAAGGCTCAGACTCTCTCGGATTCAGAACTAGCATTGTCAAAGCTTAGGCACTTTGTCGAACATGGAACTGCCGAGGATAGCACCAAGCTTAGAGCGACAGAGATACTTGCAAGGGCCAGCGGTCTATTCGTAGACAAGATTCAGACTGAGACTATTAGTCGTGACTCGACCGAGGTAGCAGCCGAACTCGAAGACAAACTAAACCGGATTATCGGCGCTCGAACAGCCAGCGACCCGGAGCCTGACCCGGAAAATTCCACTGGTGATTTGCCAGCCAACGAGAGTCTCCACTGACCAGCAACCGACCTATCCACGCCCCGTACCCCCCTAAAACGCAGACGGCCCGACCTATACTATGTATAGTGATTCACACAAATAATTAGCATTTTTCAGCTAATAACCAATATATACAATCCTGTTTTACCTTTTATTCCTAGGAAAAAGGGTAGGAGTCCCAGCCTAAAAAAAATTTTTTTAAAAATTTCAGAATGTTATTGCTTTAAACTTGTCAATAGAGTACGTTTGATAAACTAGATATAGTTTCCTCTAGGAATATCCTAGATAGGAAAGTCCTAGAGGCAGATTCCTAATTTTTTATTTAATGAGAATTCCTGTACAGGAATATTCCTAGGGAAATATGCCTTTATCTAAGATAATAGATCCTGATCTCTTAAAGAATGTTTACTCGTTGCCAGAGGAAGAACAAAAAGAGATCCTCAAGCTTATAGAAGAATACGAAGATGCGGAGTCTAAAGAAGCCGCGATTGACACTTACATAGGCTTTGTTAAGCGTGTTTGGCCTGCTTTTATAGAGGGTAGGCATCATAAGATCATGGCAGATGCTTTTGAGCGCGTGGCGAGTGGTGAATTAAAACGTTTAATCGTTAATATGCCGCCCAGACATACTAAGTCTGAGTTTGCCTCATACCTCCTTCCTGCATGGTTTTTAGGTAAGTTCCCAGAAAAGAAAATAATACAAACAGCTCACACCGCAGAATTAAGCGTAGGGTTTGGGCGAAAAGTTAGAAACTTAGTGGATAGCGATGATTTTAAGTCGTTATTCCCTTCGGTTGCTTTAAGGGCCGACTCCAAGGCCGCTGGTCGCTGGAGTACCAACAAGGGTGGTGAATACTTCGCTATCGGTGTTGGGGGTGCTGTAACAGGAAAAGGCGCTGACCTCCTTATAATCGACGACCCACATTCTGAGCAAGAGGGGCAAAGCGCAGACCCGTCAGTATTTGACAAGGTCTATGAATGGTACACATCAGGCCCAAGGCAACGTTTACAGCCCGGAGGAGCCATCGTCATGGTAATGACTAGGTGGCACAAAAGGGATTTAACTGGTCAAATCATTAAATCATCCGTACAACGCGCTGGAACTGATGAATGGGAAGTCATAGAGTTTCCTGCAATTATGCCTTCAGGGAAGGCGTTATGGCCTGAGTTCTGGTCAATAGAAGAGTTAACTTCGTTAAAAAACGAACTACCCTCCCCTAAATGGAACGCACAGTATCAACAAAACCCATCTTCTGAAGAAGGCGCTTTAGTTAAAAGGGAATGGTGGAAAGAATGGGAGGATGATGCTCCCCCTCCTTGTGAGTTTATTATACAGTCATGGGATACGGCATTCCTTAAAACCCAGCGAGCTGACTTCTCTGCCTGCACCACATGGGGTGTATTTTACAGGTCTGATGACGAGGGACTCCAACAACCAAACATAATACTTCTGGATGCTTATAAAGAACGCCTTGAATTTCCAGAATTGAAAAAAACCGCACATGATTTTTACAATCATTGGGAACCTGATGCCTTTATAGTGGAAGCAAAAGCGGCAGGGACACCATTGATTTTCGAGCTTCGGGCTATGGGAATACCAGTTTCTGAATACACCCCTTCAAGAGGAAACGACAAGATAGCCCGTGTTAACGCCGTGGCGGATCTCTTTGCAAGCGGCATAGTCTGGCATCCCAAGACCAGATTTGCAGAAGAGGTTATCGAAGAGTTTGCTGCTTTTCCGGCAGGTGAGCATGACGACTTGGTTGACTCCTCTACTCAAGCCTTGCTTAGGTTCCGTCAGGGCGGCTTTTTAAGGCTAAACACAGACGAAGATGAAGAGCCTTTTTATAGTAGAAAAGCAAACTATTACTAGGATTATTATGGCTGATAAGAAAAAATCGAGAACAATGTCAGATGCTTTGTTTGGCGGCAAAGGAAGCTACAAAGGAGGCCCGTCATATAAAAAGGCTATGGAACGAAGAAAGCGCAAAGAATATATAGCGCAAGCAAAAAAAGAAATGGAAGATTTTTATAAAAATAAAGATAATCCTGACAAGGTTAAGAAAAATAAGCCAAAAAAACAAAAAGACTCTCCAACCGTAAAAATGAAGGGAGTTAAGCTGAATCGTGAAAGAGGCGACTCTTCTAAGAATTTAAGCACAAAAACAATGACGGCAGAGGAAAGAAAAGCTGCTGGTAGAACTAAGCAAAGCAGAAGAGATTTAAGAGATCCAACCTTGTTGGGAAGACTCTACGCTGGAAGATCATTTCCTACTTCTGAAGAAAGTCAAAAGCAAGCAGCTAACAGTCGGAAGTTCGGGGGTAGTAATAAGTTATTGGGGGGAATTAGTATTCCTGCAATAGCCAAAGCAAAACCCGCTTTTACTGAAGTCGAAAGACCGCCTAAAACAACAATAGATGGTAAACGTCTAATGAAGGCTGGCGGAAGAATCAGAATGGACGGAACAGCAAAGCCAAGATAATGGGCTGGAGTAAAAGCAAGCCTTACAGCGAGATGACTCTAGACGAAAGGGTAAATGCCCTTATTGCTGCTCAGCAAATGATGAGTGATGAAAACATGACTTATAGGCAGCAGGAGCTTCCTCCTGAAGCTAGGTTTAGTGGTGAGTTCGGATTGCCTAGTTATTTAGGTTACCTAGGAGGGGACAGAGGCCAAGCAAGAATTAAAACTGTAGGCATTAACGAGCCTTACACGTTTGGTTCTATAGGTAGTTATTATAGAGCAGATCCTGAAAAGACAGATACTGACGAAAGAGAAGAGATAATATTAGGCCGAGTTCCATACCGTCAGCGGGAAGATTATAAAAGCTATTATAAAGGAATTCCTGAACCTGACATGATTTATGTGGATTATCCGGCAGATGCTCCAGAATTTGATCAGTCTAAACGTCCAGAAGAAACTCTTCAGACAATGCGGGAGTTAGCGGGTGTTAGTCAAAAAATTCGAGATGCTAGAACAGCAACAACTGCAGGAGTTCTTTCTCATGAGTTAGAACATCGTTTTTATGATATGCCTTTTTACAAAGACATGGTGAGGTTTTATGGCTATCCACAAAACATTCCTCATGATGAAATGTATGAAGCTGGTCTTTTTGATAATGAAAGTCGTAAAGACATGATAAGAAGAAACGTATTTACATCTTCAAAAAGTCCTTATGAACAATACCCTGAAACTAAACAGCTTTATCTTGAAAAATTTTATGGGCTTCCAATGTTGACGAGGTTTGGCTCTCAACACAGAATGGCAATTAATCCGATTGATAGAAGGTTTAGGCCTTCTCTTCGTGCAGGAAACATACAGGACTACCTTAATGCCGCAAAAAAAATAAATGCTAATAGACGGGCGATACGATTTAACGAACAATATGGCGACGAAGATAAAGTTGAAGAAGACTTAGCAGTTAGGGAAAACTTAAAAGAAGAAATTAAAAAACAAAAAGAATCATTTCAAGATACATTTAAAGATGATGATGAATATATTCAACTCGCAAAAAGAAGAGATTTTTTAATTAGGCATTACTTAACGCCACAAAGGCAACAACAATATGGTTTGCGGCTTCCTGCAAGAGCAACCAGATCAAAGGAATATGAGCAACTCTTAGAAGAACAAGAAGAATCAGGCGTTATGGATAAAATTTTTGCATTAATAGGCAAACTAGCGAATTAACACCAAGGTTGAGTGTTATTGATTGAAGTAAACGGATATTTTATAGATACATTGTTAAAGCCGCTTTTTAGGGGGTTTTCAACATTTGGCGATAAAGTATTTTTTGAAAATAAAGACTTTCCTTTTACAGACGTTTTAGAAGATAACTACGATGTCATTAAGGCTGAGTTTCAGCAGATGCAGGATCGTATTAATGATTTTGCTCCGTTTCAGGAAATAAGTCCTGATCAGTCTTTTATTTCTAATGATGACAAGTGGAAAATGTTTTTTTTGAAAGCTGGGAATGTGCGGTTTGAAAGAAACTGCCAAGAGTTTCCAGAAACAATGAAAGTTTTAGATTCAAATAAAAATGTAGTTTCTGCTTATTTTTCAGTGATTGGCCCAAGAAAAATATTAACTCCTCATCATGGGCCTTGGTGTGGGGTTTTAAGAATGCACATGGGAATACAAATTCCTACCGAAGGTAAGGGTTGTGTCTTAGTAGTAGACGAAAAAGAATACAGGTGGGAAGAGGGCAAGGTTGTTGTCTTTGATGACACTTATATGCACACCGCAGTAAACATGACTTACAATGACCGTATTGTGTTATTTTTAGATTATTTAAGACCTTTACCGCTTCCGTTAAGATTACTGAATAGATTGGTTTTATATTCTGCAAAATTTCTTCCTTACTTTAGAAGACCTGTAACTAGACACAGGAAGTGGGAAGAAAGGTTTTACGGAGATGCTTTGTAATGGCTTTCCTGCAAAGCAATATTCCGCATTTTAAATGCTGGGTCAGAAAGGAATACACACACAATCACCAGAAGTATCATGGCGAGTTTATCCATGCAATGGCGATTGCAGTTACCTCAATGCCGACTAGGTGTTTGAGCTTTCAGTTAATATTTACTGGAGCAGAGACCTATGACACCGACGAACCTAATATTCATGGTGGCGCGATGTGGGCTAGGATGCCGATTACAGCTTTAGTGGCAGATACTCCATTCGAGGAATGGCCTGAACCTATGGAGGTATGGGCTGCACAACCTTGGGATTGTTCGTCAAGGACGCACAGTGTCTATGTCTTAGACAGGGCAACCCCGTGTCCTTGGCTTGCAAAGATCGATAACAAGCTATATCCCGCCAAATACTACTTTACGGTAGATTATACGGACTCAGAGATAGCGGATGACCCAGCGCAACACAAGCAATCTCATGTCATGGAATTGTTGGACGCAGGAAAATGGACAGGAAATATAGTGGCGCTTCCCAATAATCGAGTGAGGGTTACACATCCTGCATGGTTTGAGACAGGACAGGGTGCGCCAGATTTTAGGCCATCACAGCACATTCATTACAGTAAGTCTGATTTAGACTACACGCTAGATGTAAACAAGGTTTTTAATAATTTGTACGCAGAGGATTTAGATGAAGAAGACTAAGGGTTATATGGCTGGAGGCAAAACAAAAGGTATGTCTGCTGGCGGAAAACTTAAAATGGTTGAAAAGAATGGAAAGCAAGTTCCTTTCTTTGCTGCTGATGGCAAAGGCAAAATGGCTGGTGGCGGAATGGTTCCTAAGACCAAAGGCTATTTTAAGGGAGGCAAGACCAAAGGCATGGCTGCTGGTGGCAAAATGAAACCTAAAGGTATGGCTGGCGGAGGAGTTGCTAGAGGAAGCGGAGCGGCTAGACCACAGGCTTTTAGGAAAGATGGCTAAATGGCAATAGATAGCCCATTACAAACTCCTGATATGCCGAACCCATTTGGGGGTGGCGAAGATCAGATTGAGGTTGAAATAGTCAATCCTGAATCAGTATCCATTGATACGCCTGATGGCGGTGTTTTATTAGATTTTGATCCAGATGGCGGCATGGGCATGATTCCGCATGATGCTAACCTAGCTGAATATATTGATGATTCAGAGCTTTCGTCAATTTCTCAGGAATTAATTGGTGCTTATAAGTCTGACAAAGAAAGTAGATCGGATTGGGAAAGAGCTTATATTGAAGGTTTAGATCTTTTAGGATTAAAACATGAAGACAGAACAACACCTTGGGATGGTGCTTGTGGCGTATTTCACCCTCTTCTTACCGAATCTGTTATACGATTTCAATCTCAAGCTATTCAAGAAATTTTTCCAGCAGGCGGCCCAGTTAAAACAAGTATTGTTGGTGTAATAGATTCTGAAAAAGAAAAACAAGCTCATCGTGTTCAAGATTATTTAAACTATCTCTTAACTGAGAAAATGACTGAGTACAGGGCAGAAACAGAAAAAATGTTGTTCTCCCTACCGCTTGCTGGGAGCGCGTTTAGAAAGGTTTATTTTGATCCTAATATGAATAGACCTTGTAGTATGTTTGTCCCCGCAGAGGACTTTGTGGTGAGCTACGGAGCCTCTGACTTAGAGACTTGTGAACGTGCAACCCATGTAATGAAGCGCAGTGCTAATGATGTTCGTAAGTTGCAAGTATCTGGTTTTTACGTTGATGTGGATTTGCCAGCGCCAACACCTGATATTGACGAGGTGGAAAGGAAATACAACGAGTTAACAGGTGACTCTTCTAGTTATGATTTAGACTCAAGGCACACTATTCTTGAGGTTCAGGCTAATTTAGACCTTCCCGGTTTTGAAGATACAAATAAAGGCGAGCCTACAGGCATACAATTACCTTATGTAGTAAGCATTGACTTGTCTTCTAGGACTATTTTATCGATCAGGCGCAACTGGTACGAAGATGATCCTTCTAAATTAAAGAGAGAACACTTCGTTCACTACCAATATATGCCCGGATTAGGCTTTTATGGCTTTGGTTTGATCCATATGATTGGTGGATTGGCTAAATCAGCCACTTCACTGCTAAGACAGTTAGTCGATGCAGGCACATTATCCAACTTGCCGGGAGGATTAAAGTCCAGAGGGCTTAGAATTAAGGGTGATGACACCCCGATTATGCCCGGAGAGTTCCGAGATGTGGATGTTCCTAGCGGAGCTATAAGAGATAACATTAGTTTTTTGCCTTACAAAGAGCCTAGCAATGTTTTATATCAATTATTAGGCGATATTGTAGAAGAAGGACGTAGATTTGCTTCTGCTGCTGACGTAAAAGCAGCGGATATGAACGCTGAAGCACCAG